AGTAATTTCCCCCCTGCCCCACCACATTTCCCCAAAATGTCAAGTGCCATGGGTTTAATGTCGTAAAATGATTATTGTGCGACTATATGCCACGCTATCGTGAATAAATAATAAATATCACGATCATATAAGGCTTTAATGTCGTAAAATGTATAAATATGTTGTAAATAAAACAACAAAAAAGTCTTGACTATATACCACGCTATCGTGTATAATAAAGACAGTTAAGCAAATAAATGAAAGCTAACAAGCAAAGCAAAGCGGCTAAACGGCTAAGGAATATAAAGCAAATAAATGAAAGGAAACCGCAAAATGTACAACGAATATTTTAAAAACCTTAAAGAATCATTTAATGTAATCTATAAAGATTTATATGATAACGATAATTATACACAGGATGACGTAGAAAAAGGCGAAAAATTATTAAAGAAAAATGTACCGCTGGCGATTCTATGTAATCATGTTAGACAGGATATTTTAACAAGTGATCGCGAACTAGCCACGTTTTACAAGTGGGCTAAAATTAACACATTAATTTAAAGAAAAGGAATTTTTTAAAATGGACTACGATTATACCGAAGGCGTATGCCTAACCGCCGAAGCACACCGCATTGAACTAGCAAAACAACTAAAATATACTTTATCAACTCTATCGCCCGAAGAAATCGCCGAACAGGATTACATTATTGAAGAATATGGCCGTATTATGCAAAAGCTTGCCAATGATTACGAAGGCGGTGAATTATTAACTATTAACTACTTTGAAGGCATGAACGCCTTCATGATTAAGGAAGGAAAGTAAAACCATGGACTACACAGAACCCGTAACGGCCACAGCCGCGCAACATATCGCAAATATTAAAGGATTAGTGGAGGATTTATGTAAGAATTATAATATAGATTTTACGCTTGAAAATTTATATATTATCGTCGAATGCCGCCGCGCAATTAAAATATTAAAAACTAAACCAAGCGGCCTAATATATACTATTCAATTTTATGATGGCTTAGACTATTTTGAAATTAAGGAAGGAATGTAAAATAATGATCAATATAGATAAACTTAAAGCCGAATATATCGAAACGTTAAAGCGTGAAGGCTTTTATACAGACGAAACAAATAAAACGCCAAATATTTACATGATGTTACAGGAATATTACCGTACTAGGTCAATCAAAACCGCCACGGATATTATCGAAAATTTAAAGCATTATGTTATATTATCGCGTGAAGAATTCGAAACCTTAACAGCCATGGCCGCAAAAGCGCAAGCACTAGCACATAAACAGCGCAAGGCCGCGCGTCGTACAAACGCTATGTTAACACCCCAACAGCTAAGCGATCGAAACCGTAAGGCCGCCATCGCACGCTGGAATAGAATCAAAAATAATAAACTAATACAGGATATTAAATAAAATGGAAGAATTGACAACTTTAAGCCTAACAATTGACGAATTAGACGAACTAATAAGCGCGGAAGGTACGATGTACATGGATTACGACGAATCAAGAAGCGAACAATATAACGAATCGATCCGCCGCTATAATGATCACGTTGAAACCCTTTTAAATAAACTTAAAACCGCCTACAAGGTCGCTAAAGAGAAAGAAGGTGAATAAATGAATCCGAACGATAAAGATACTTATATCATAACTATTAATTGCCCTTTAGAATCTGAAACGTCCCTTATCATAAACCTAAACCCCTTTGAACTTAATTTATTACAGTTTATTGAAAACCTAAGTGGTAAGTTGTGTGAGGATTCCCTAAGCAAGCCCTATCTATTAGTTGAAAAATTCCCATACGCCAAATATAAAGCCCATAAGCTATCAAGCTTCCAGCAAAAGAACTTTAAAGAAATATTAAACTCTAATAAAAAAGCATATACTAAGATTAAACATGAAGTTGAAAAGCAACGTAAGAAAGCCCAAATTAAAACCCCAACCAGCACCAAATAAATGGAATGAATTTATAGAGTATTAATTATGAGTGGAACAAAAGCAGGTGGCCTAAAATGTGCCGCAACGAATAAACTTAAACATGGTGACGACTTCTATAAGCGAATCGGATCTAAAGGTGGCAAAGTTCGCAACCCCAAAAAAGGCTTCGGATCGAACCACGAACGCGCCGTAGCTGCAGGCCGTAAAGGCCACACCCAAAGGGATTTAAATAACGAACGCAGGCGGTTAATAATTAAATTTAATATGTTAGGGATTTAAAGTAAAATGCTATATATCCTTTCCCAAATCCTCGGTTGGATCGCAACAGTATTCCGCGCAGGTGGTATGTTAGCAAAGAAACAGATGACAGTTAAAATGCTAGTATCAATTGGCAATTTAGGCTGGGCTATCAGCGGAATATTAACTAATAACGTGCCGTTAGTAGTGAGTAATGTTATATGTTTACTCGTAATGACAGTTGAACTAATAAGGAGTAGAAAATGAGCCAACACGATGATTTAGACGGCGAAGCAATCCGCGAAATGTGGTGGGAGCAAGGCGAAGCCGTCATGCGTGAAATGTGCGAGGAAGATGATGACGATTGATCAAATAGTAGATGCTTACGCAGAAGAACTAAAAAATTGGAATTTCTTTTGCGATCCGCAAAGAGCATATGTGGATGAAGATAGTCGTATTGTAGTATGTCTTAGAGATTACAATTGGTATATTACAAAAGCACCAATTACTAATGAATTGGATGCTATTAAAGCATTATTTGAGATTGATTGGTGTGCAGAGTATGCCGAAGATGGAGCTGATGCTTATATGAATTATTGGGATAAAACATAATCAACAAAATACCACCTAAGAATATCAGGTGGTATTTTGCATGATGATTACATTTTTTATTTTTGAACACTAAGAGAGGTACGCGCCTCTGCAAATAAATGAAAGTTAAGTAGTGTTCTTCTAATGCATTGTATAAAGTACAGCAATTAATAGTTGGGTGAGGATCTATAATTGCTACTTAGATTATACAACGTCCGATGATTCCAATAAATGCTTTTTTCTGCGATTGTGTTTCGAAGTGCAGCAGGCCGAGCTTATAAGCCTCTATAACAGCCTTAAACCATGTAGAGTTGCGTGCTTTAGTAAATATAGTATCTTCAGTGTGGTCGGCCAAATCAAAGGCAAATACGCAGGGATTAGAAGGCTCAAAGTCTTTACTAATATATACATGGCAAGTTTTCCAGTTCTTCCAAACGCCATATTTTTGGCCATTTAGGATAATCGTAGAGAATACACGTGCTTGCGGATCGCGCTTGCATATGAAGGCTTTATCGTCGCGCAAGAATTGATTATCGATGGCATATTTACCGTATTCAGTGCCTTCGATAAGCTTACCGAAGCGTGATGCTTTTTTAATATCTCGATATGCCTGATTCTTCACATAATTCACGCAGATTTCGCCATCTTTATACGTCTTAAATTCTGAGTTATATGGCAGGCCAATATTAAAGAATTCGAAATATGGATTCACAATAGATATAGCGTTACCAGCTAGAATAACGCGTACGTCGCGAAGGCGTGCGATCGTTTCTATGACCTCGAGGAACTGGATTACCTCGTTTCTGAGGTATCTGTAAGTGCCGTTATCTATCAAGAATTCGTCGAAGAAGATATATTTAACTTTAGAAAAGCTTGAGGACTTTAAGATATTCGCAGTAGATAGTGGAATAGCATATCCGCAAACCTCACCATCACAAGTAAATTTAGTGATGGATTTTTTCGCAGTCTTTACTTTAAGTTCATGATCAGTGAATAAATTATTATCCTGCAATTGCGTCCAGAATCCTTCGAAAGATATCTCTAGCTCAGTCTTATAGCGGCGAATATAAACAAACTCTTCGCCTTTTTTCAGGAACTGTTCTAGAAATTTTTTCTTACATCCAAAGGTTTTACCAACGCCACGCTCTGCGATGACGAAGTTAAGGGTAGCATTGTAGGATAGTAACTTATCCAGATCAAACCAAATTTTCTTGTTTTCATTCATAACACTAGGTCGGATTATGCGGATAGATAATCCCGCTGATTCGCAACGTCCAAGGCGCAGGCAAGCTCTTCGCTTGGAATGACCCTGACTTAATACCTTGAAGTATCTTTAAATCCGCATATCCTGTACGTATTTTAACATATTATATTAAAATGTATTTATAGGCAGTCCGCTTTGAACCTTAAGGAAGGTGGTAATATGAACATATATCTTTATGCAGAAATCAGTGGTCAGATTGATTCTAGGCAGCTTTGGCACGATGTAGAAATGTATGGCGTTAATGTAACAGATTTACATATTAAAACTCTAATATACGGTGAAGTATCAATGAGAGCAGCTTTATTAGTCATCGATGTCTGTGCAAAGTACGGAAAGATTCAAGCACACATTACCTAATCCAAAAGCGCAGGATTTAACGCCTGCGCTATTTTATTGTGAAATCTGTAGGAATGAGCACCACGCCGCCTTCAACGTGCTTGTAGCGCAATTTAGAGCCATATTTGGCTATTTCTTTAGGGTCTAGTTCTTCAGTCGTAAAGCCGATACGGAAGTTATCGAAGGTAATAAGTGGCGCAAGCTTCTTTGGAAGGCCTGCAATAGTAGAATGTATCTCGCCGTCGATTTCTTCAATGTAACATTTCTGTCTGAGGTATTTACCGCGAGTAAAGTGCGATTCACAGTCCCAAGCACCGAGCTCGTACGGATCGATTTTAATATACTTCGCGATATCTAATAAATCTTCATCGTCAAGTAGGCAGTGGATCGAATCAGTATCAGAATAAACGTAGCAGTCTTTACCTTTATATTTCTTGCTCCAGTCGCGGATCATCTGACTAGTTTCAATAATATACTTGCGCGCGTATGAAGTAATAAAGGTAGCTGCTGGAATGTATAGAGGTTTTCTCTCTTCAGTTGGCAGAAACTCGTATCCAGTTTTACCATCAGTATTTAGTACTGGCATTTTCTGACGGCCGATAGGGTTCGTCGCGAGCTTACCGTATAGATTATTAAGCATGAGCTTAGACAGCAAATATTGTGGCCTGTTGCCTTCTTTCTTGGCTTTAATCTTTTCTTCAGTCCAGTAATTAATATATCCTGTAAATAATCCTTTGGTTTTCTTGAACTTCCAACCGCCGTCGTAGCTGATAATATCTACGTCATACTGCTCTAGGAATAGTTCGAAGTCAGGATTTGTGAGCGTCATATTTACGATTTCACCGTTGCTAGATTCAAGATATTCGTTAGGTATAAAGCTCATGTGATTCTTTAGCTGAATCGATGGAATATGATCAGGTTTAACTTTAAAGACACAGCTGAACTTCTGAACGTACAGAGGATACAGTGAATCATATTCATATTTGCCTTCGAATGGCTCAGGCACGCCGTATGGAAGCTCGCGCTGACACATCATGGCGGGATACATAGAGTTAATATCTAGCACTAGGCCTGCACCTGTTTCGCTCTCTTTGTATTTAGGGCTTAGGTATGTAAAGCCGCCTTTGTAACTTTTGCGAATATCTGCATCAACATCGATAGGCAGCTCAGGGAAGTAATTTTTAAAACCTGAGCACATCTTTTTGAACGAATCGAGCGCGTTAGCACCGACTGTCATTTTAGTCATATCGCGCTGATACAAAATATCTAGGGCGCGCGCCATAATCTCAACGTCATTACGGATATAATCTACTTCGTGCTCTGTCAGCTCATGGCCGACTTCGCGCTTTGCAGTGTAATCGAGTTCAAGCTTGTGAATCGGAAGATCAAAAGATTTCGCGATTTCATCGACGCTGAAGTTAAGCAGCTTTAAGCTGTCGTGAAACGTTACCTTGTTGGTCTTATGACCTTTAACGCTAAAATATACTTCGATAGCGTAGAACGCGCCCATATCTGTAATAAGGGTGGTAAAGCTGTGGTCTTTTCTATCCTTTTTATCTTGGATATATTTAAAATCATTCTTGAGTAGCCAGTTCAAGATAAAATCACCGTCGAATTTAAGATTATGGAATAGCACTAGGTAATTCTCTTTGCCTGCGCACCACTCCATAAAATCATCAATGCTGTTGCCGTATTGGAAGTTATCAGGATCGCCAATTTCGCAGATTGCATAAGCCCATACACGACAGTCATTCGGATCGGTAGTGGTTTCGAAGTCCGCTGTGAATTTGCGCATGATTACTCCTCACTTAGAACCTCGTCAATCTTTGCTTCTATTGCTTCATAAACATCTTGAGTTTCATCGTCATCTTCGCTTACTCCGTCTTTTTGGCCTTGGTATTTCTCTGTAACCATGGTAAATGCTGGAACAGTACGGTAAAGCTCTAGCAGTTTATTAGGCTCAACCTGATCCATCTTACGCTGCAAGCGCTCGATAAATGTCTGGTTTAGCCCTGCTCTATACGCTGTGGCCATGAGCATTTTATTAAAGTTATTATGAAACAGCGTGTTTTTCTCGTTGTACTTGTTTGTGACTTCAGTGTTACGAATCAAGATATTGATTTGTTTAATATCTAGCTTGTAGATATCGCGCTTGAGATAATTAATCTTAGTCTGAAGTAGCGACGCTGATTCGCTTTTCATCATCGGATAGCGCGTCGGTATCTGATTTAGCGCGTTAAGCTCCTTCTGCAGCTGTCTGACGGCCTTATTTGCGCGCTTCTTGTTATACTGAAACAGCATATTAGTGCCAGTAACACCGCCTTCACTGCGGAAGGTTTGGCCACGTGACGAGAATTCTTGCAGTGCTTTAAGCTCAGTTCTCAGTGCACGCCTGTTCGAGTAATTAGCCTTCAGTGATTTGGTAGAAATACGATCAGGCAGCAACGCTGCTGATACGCCCTTTTTCTCAAGGCGGCTAACTTTAGCGTTGAACGAACGTACAGCTTTGTAGATTTCGTTCTTCAGTTGCTTATCATAACGAATTGCCATATAATATCCTTAATCCATTTAAATTTGTTTTCAAAGAAAATATCCACCCTTATCGCATTAGGGTGGATATTTTTAAGGAGTTATTTATTCTTCAACTAGCTTCAAAGTCAAAGAAGATTTACCGTCTTTGAGGGTTTGCTTAGCAACCTCAACTTTAAGTGGTTCGCTCCAAGTATTTGGAGTACCAAAGACAGAGAGAATTTGTCTGAGAGTGTTGTAAAGGTAGTTAGATGCAGTTACATAAGTCTTACCATCTTCTGCGAATAGAATAGTACGATGACCAAGGCGGACTTCACCAGTTTCTTTATCTTCTTTTTCATATTCTTGGAAGAATACATCTTTAACAGAGATCGTAGTACCAACAACATCGTTAAGCTTAAAATCACATTCTTTGAGGGCGTTGAATAGTTTGATTTTATCAGCACGAGTTTCGGCCTTTACGGAGCAGTAGCTCTTGTTGGTTGATGCTGGGTTTGCAATTGTTAGTTCGTTATTTTCCATTTTTGAATTCCTTATTAGTAGATTTAAATATTGATATGGTAATTTGGGTGAGTGATTAATATGTATAATGCTTGTTCTTGTTCCTTTCATTTATCTTGTTATTTTTAGTCTAAATTTTTGAGCGTAATTTTGCAAGTAGGTTTGTAAATATTACAACAAGCTTATCTATAAAATTAAATATCCACAGGGTGTGGATAACCCTGTGGATAAATGTTTAGAATGCTATTGTCTTTAGAACTGCTACAGCTCCACAATATTTCCATTCAAAACCATCTGATTCTTCTACAGTACCAGTGGTCTGTGTTGGCTCTACGGAAGGTGTGCCAGATCCTAACTTAGTACATTGATAAACTTTATTACTTGAATTAACAATGTATTTTCCAAGCGATGGTGTTGAGTTATAAGCATTTGTTGTATAAATGCCTGCACTCACGCAAGCCCAACCTATCGTTGTTGAATCGTTACTAATTGATCCTTTATGAATAATTTGGCCTCTTTGGTAATAATCGCCAGCTATTTCAGTTAGAGAGTTATTCGGTAAAGGCCCACCACCGTTATCTAACTTACCAATATTTCTATCTAGTAAGTTAAAACGATAGAATCCTGAACTCATATAGATTACCTTGTTGGTAATATCTTCAACAATATTATTCTTAAAGGTATTAGCCCTTGATGTGTTTCCACGAATAAACGCAGTACAAGTTCCGAAAAATCTATTATTTACTAAGTAACAATTAGTACAATCTACCATCTTAATCACTTCGCCTAATTCAGATGTACAGTTGAAAATGTTATCTTGAATGGAAGAATCTGAGAAAGTAGTACCACTAATATAGATAATATTAGTTGGAGTAGAATCTATATTAAACACATTTCCACGAATCGACCATTTTGAAGCATTTTGTAATCTTATAGCATTAGTAAATTCACTAACATGAGCATCGCAGAAAGTGTTATTAACAACCTGAATATCTCTTAAGGTATCAGTTAGCTGATAGACACCGTATTTACTTCTAATATTGTTATTTGTAACAAATATTTTATTGCGAGCTAGTACAATACCACGTCCATCCCCGATAATAGTGTTGCCATCAACGATGAATGACTTACTATCAAGCGAATCGATATAAGATGTTATACCAATACAACCGTAGTAACCATTATAACCACTTTGTGGAGATGAACCAACACCATCAGTATCGATATAGTTATTTCGAATTGATGTTCTGCCAGTATTGGAAGTTAATACACCAATACAGTTATGGATCACTGTATTGTTATCAATAACAGCCGTTGCATTAGCTTCTAGATGTACGCCCTTAGTATAACCATAAACATAGTTATTAACAGCTCTTAGACCGTTAGCAATACGATATTGTTTATTAGCACCAGTAAAATTCGTTAATGGAATTAAGTTGTAATCAGGAGCGTTATGGTTAATATCATCAGGTGTGGTTTCATAATTAATGTTAATCGGATACTCAAATTCTATACCCGAACGTCCACAAGGCTTACCGATAGCATTAGCAGCGCCTGCTAAATATACACGTTTGTTGATAACACTATTGTTTTCAAAAACGACATTATATGAAGCAAAAGATGCAATACCATCACCATGATTATCATAACCAATCTGACCATTAAGAGTAATATTACCTGCAGAAACATCTTCTAATCGGTTATTCAAAATATTAACATCGGTTGAGTAATTGATGATAATACCATCACCGTAAATATCTTTGAGAGTACAATTTTCAATTGTTAAATTCTTAGCAAATTTTACCACTATAGCAGCAATACCATTTCCGCAAGGGTCGGTATGTGTTAATTTTGGAGTGTCTGTAGAATAACCACCTTTATATTCCTGTTCAGTACAATCAATTGTAATTCCATGAATATAAACATTTTGAACTGGCGTTTCTGCATTAGTACCAACAATTCTGAATAGTCGTACATCGGTAACACCTTCACCAACATACTTAAATACAGAGCCTTCCATGCCCTCGATTTCAAAATCTGAAGGAATGTTAATATTTCCACTAACTACATATTCACCTGCTGGGAACACTATTTTGTTGATGCCAAGTTGCGACATCTGATCAATAGCATTTTGTATAGCTAAAGTATCATCTGTAGTACCATCACCTTTACATCCGAGTTCTTTAGCGTTACCACCACAAATTACTAAGTAATTTGCTAGAAGTGTTTGAAGTGTACCATCTTTAACCATTGCATCGAGCTTGTTGTTGATTTCGTCTTGAACATCGAGGTTGTCGAAGTAGTGCTCTACATATGATTTTAGATCTTTAACCAAATCAATATAATACTGGGTAACTTTTGCATTGTTATTAATAATATCAACGGTATTGTCTTGAATCCATTTATAAAGAGCACAAAGAGCTTCATAATAGCTTAGGCTATCATCGAAAGCTGCAGGAATAATAGCCGAACAATACCTTAGAAATGGCGGTACGTTTGGCGTGTATTTGATATTGTTATTATCGTCCATCGTTATTTCCTTTCTAATTTAATTATACTAATAAATTGCCATAAATAACTTGGCTAAATCATTGATGATATCACGATCAATCATGATAATATTCTCGCGGTATTGCTGGATCATTTTCTGAGCCGTCGCAGATACGCCTGAGTTACCTTTAACGCGTTTGGTATAGCTATTTGTGCCTTCGTTACTGCCTGCTGAAGTAGAAGATGATTCGTCCTCGATTTCATCAGCCGAAGTCGATGAAGCATAAGAGCCGTTCAAAATAGCCTGTTTATTAATCTGACCTTGTGGAGTATCAGAATTAACCGTTAGGCCACTCGAACCACTGTTAGCATGACCTTCGCTAGTCGAATCCATCTTAGATTCGCCTTCGTAAGTTTCAGTGTAATCGACATTCACTAGTGGATCGTAGGCAATTGCAGCAGAATAGATAAGCGGAGCTTTTTCTTCCATGATTTCTTGCATCGCAACCTTAACGCGTCGCTTAAATAGCGCGACGGTTTCAACGCCGATTTCTTCCATGTAATAATGATCGATAATCTTCTGCGCCAAACGCTGCTTATTCCACGTGCCGCGATCTTCAATCACCTTCAGCTCATCAAAGGTAAGGTAATTAGACAAATCATAATCCATGAACCAAGAGCGAACTTCATCTTCGCCTAGGGTATCGCAGATTTTTCTAAGCTCAATACTATACTTCGCCATTTTTTTCTCCTGTAATATCGTTTGCGATAACATCTCTAACTTGCTGCTCACCGAAGTAATCGCCGACGACAGTGGATTCGACGCGTTTGATAAGGTTCTGAACGTCAGAACGTAGCTTAACTTCAACGGCCTGATCGCCTGTTAAGCCGTACTTCTCATTGAACTGTTCAGCAGCTTTTTTGCGCGGCGCGTAATAACTCATAAGGTTCAAATTCACAAGTTCGTTATTACTGCCAACTTCGCTTGCAACCAAGCGTTCGGCCTTTTCTTCGATGTTATCCACGCCCAAATATGTGAGCATTTCGTTCCAAATATCTCGTTTGTAGCCTTGAATCTTATCTGCGACGTAAGGGGCTTGAGTATTGATAGTCTTAATTGAATCTGTTTCGAACTGGCCTTTTTTACCAAAAATAACAGCAGAGTTCTTATCCACTTGCTGATAAGCATTAATCATAGATAGTCGTTCGTTCTCGTCAGTCATGACAACGTAAGGAGTAGCCTGAGCCTTGATATTAATATCTATAATCCTCTGAGCTTCGGCCAAACGCATACAAAATAGTTCAATACTGTTGGCCGTTGGCAGCATATCCCAAGTATTAAGCACTAGGATAGCTTCGGAATCGATATCGTTTTCAGGTGCGGTAATACCATTATATACACGTCTAACATCTCTAAAACTGTAACTGTAACAGGTTATTTCTGTTGGAAGTCCGTAAATGTTTAAATTGTTTGAGCAACTGGCTTTAGTGTTAATAAAACCATACGTTGGATCATGCAGTAGGCCTGCCGAACCAGTGTAATAAAGACAGCGTTCGAGATAGCGCGAATCCATCGATTCAGGCAAATTAACCCATTCGAAAATAGATAGCGCGATTTTCTTCACGCGATCTAGGTAATCGAAATAGGTTGCATTGTTGAGAAGTACTGCATCTTCAAGAGCTGTTCTTTTCTTTGCTTTACCCATAGTTTCCTTTCTAAACTATATTATTATTTTGCGAATAATCTTCGAATGTAGCAGGATTGTGCCAAAGCGTAAGTCCGCCATCGAACATAGCTTTAATTTCTTGTAAGTCGAGCTGTGGAATATTAGCAATTACATTACAACCATTAGTTTTTACATAATTCCAGTTAGCTCGCCCAGTAATATTAGGCACTTTCATATTATTAATTTTGTAGCCGAACATAGAGAAGTAGTTATCAGCTAGCCTTGCATATTCAGCGCGGCAGCTCATCTTAAAGAAGGCAAAACCGCATCGATCCATGGCATACGTTAAATCTGCGCAGTTAGTGTTACCAGCTGCTTGCGCTGGCACAAGATCAGCAACATGATGCTCTTGCATATAATTTGCAACATCGGTGGCCATATCTAAGCCTTGCCGCGTCATTGCAGTAAAATCAGTAATATCTACACCTTTACCTGTTTGCGCTTTTCCATAAGTTGTAGCACCAATATCAATAGTGTTTAAAGCACTTTTTCCTAAACTAAGACCTGTCTGGACTGCAAGATTAGTTGCATTTTGAGCTTGCCAGTTAAGGTAATAATCGCTAGTCCAAGATAGTAAAGGAAGTTTCGCACAACTAATACCGTAATCATAAGCAGGTGAATTTAACGAGTAGTATTTATATAAGTTAGGATATAGACGAATCGAGCAACCCTGACCCAAAGTTCCACGACATTCAAAAGCAGGATGCGTTGGATCATCAAAATCTTCATAACGATATACGACGTTAGAACCTGCGCTATTACTTACCATTAAATAACTAAATGGATATGAATACAGACGTTTATTCTTAGGAGTATAACCGCCCAATGTTGAGCTGTAATAAACACTAGGTGGTGTCCAGTAATGCGCATTATATGAAGCAGGCAAAAAGCCAACATTAACACTTCCTCCACCATCACCAATGGTAAAATTTTCATAATGTGCCGTTGCTACCATTGAATACGGTACTAGGAACATCGCAAGTAGTGCGTCACGCTGGCCTTTTTTATCGTACCACCATGCAAACCTTGTAGCTGAAGAAAATCCTGAGAACACTAAGAAAAATGTACCTTGAGGAATACCATTATAAACGTGCGTACGATAACCTTCAGGCTCAGTTACACCATCAGGAAGTTGAGTAACTTGCATAACAACGCGTTGCGAATCATTATTGTTGTTAGCAATTTCAAACAATTGATAATGATTAATAATAGGTTCACCTACAGGTAAATCTTCTTCTTGAGTATATCTACCAATCACGTCATCATTCACGTGTTCACGAAGCACAAATGACTGTTTGAAGTTCAAATCAAACTGCCATGTTTGCCACACGTCAGTTTTGAGCGTTACCTCTGTTGTGCTGTCGTTAATATATTTAGCATTAGATACAAAAGCATAGAACCATTTATTAGAGTATGAACTATTACGATACATACAGTAGTTATAAGTTAGAACGTCATCAAAATTAGCATCAAAACGTACTGTTTGATCTTTACGCTGGTAAGTAAATTGTGAGCGTTCAATCTTCGGAAGGGAATTGAAATAATTAAATTGTGCCGTAGCGTTCGCAAAAGTAAGCTGATTTGTTTGATCCAATTCAATTGGACACTTGAGTAATATTAAATCAGTGTTTGGAGTTATCATAATTTTATTATATAACAAAATGCCAACGTTTATCACGTTGGCATTAAGTCTATACTCTGGCTTTATTAAGCAGCAACAGTAACAGAAACAGTGTCAGTTACAGTAGAGCTATCAGCGTTGGTTGCAGTGATCGTAACCGTTGCAGTACCTTCAGCTACGCCAGTAATGGTAACAGCGTTACCGCTTACAGCGACAGTAGCATAAGATTCTGCACTCGATGCAGCCGTAATCGTTGCAGTTGAGTTCACAGGGGTAAGCGTGCTAGTTACAATAGCCTTTTCACCAGCCTTGATAGAAACGGTCTTTGGAGCGGCCGTAACAGCAGTTGCTGGAACGCTTGGCATCGAAGTTGCAAGAATGACACCATTTGCGAACAAGCTATAATTGTACATCTTAACAACGTTGAGATAGTACTGCCAGCTGCGGTTGTTAGGGTTGAACCACATATCAAGAGCCATATCTTGAGATTTGATCTTGAACCAGCTGCGGTCGCAGATCAAGCCAATGATAGCTGAACCGTCAGTAATCAAGTTACCGTCATCATCATAGATATCGAAGTTATCAACAGTGATAACGCGGCCAATGAAGTCAGCTTTATCCATGTTGAAAGCAGCAGCCAAGACATCGACATCGATGGTTGCGAGGATATCAGCGCGGATAATTAGCATGATATCTTCTGGAGCGCACCAAGTCGTAACTGGACGACCTGCGCCACCAACCTTCTGCCATGCGTTGTAAGAAGTAGAAGGAAGCTGGAAGAGCGTATGAAGCTCGCGAAGTTTCTTAACAAATGCTTTACCAGTAGCTTCGTTGGTTGGAAGCGTAAAGGTCTGAATAGCAGCTTTATTTGCAGCATATGCACCAGTAACGAGAGCCTTGGTATATTGGAACATACCAATGTATGCACCGTTGTACAAAGCATTTACGATACCATTGATGAAGTTCTCAAGATCACCCCAAGAAGTGAAGGCCTGACGAATCTTATCGCGAGTAATCGTAACAGGGTACTGAAGATCCATGTTGACAGTTAGGTACTGAACCTTAACATCGGCTTCGTACTTCTGAAGAATACCAGCAAAGTCATTTACATCGAACTGACGGCCTTTGACTGGATTAATATACGTTTCTTCACCCGCCCAGCCAAGAGGAATGTTGTCACCTTCAAGCTGTGCTAGTGGATTATTGAAAATGCGAGTCTGAGTAGCAACGTAAGCGATCTGCTTGAGAAGGCCAAAGAAGCTCTCCTGAACTGCCTGATAGTTAGAACCGAACATTGGAGCACCAAAATCACCAATGGTGGTATTGGCATCAACGATCGGGAAATACTGATGATAAATACTACCATCAGCAACGCTCATTTCGCGCATTTTGTTAAGTGCGGTAACAAGTCCTGCAGAAGGATTCATGTTATATCTCCTTATTAATGTTTAAACCTACCATGAGAGTCGAAGGCATCTGCAAGATTAATAGCTTGCGCAGGCTTTTCATCTTCAAACGCTTTCGGTTCGCTGTGCTCCACTGGTATCTGTTTTAGCAGATTACCGTTTGCGAGAATAAGCTTCTCGTTGTGTGCCGTCAGGCGTGCAATTTCTTCATCCTTGGCTTTCAAGGATTGCTGAGTAGCAGCGTTCCCTGAGATTAACACACCAAGATCGTCAGCAATCAGCGCGGAGTTCTCAGCTCCGAGTTTATCCTGCATCGAATCCATAAGTTTAGTTAATTCTTCGTCACTCATAATTTTATTATAACACCTTTCTGTTAGCGTTTATTATACCAATGATGCAATGCTATTGCCCATGGAAATTTATGTTTCTTTTTATCATCTGGAGTTGGTGTAGGCGGCGTAGGACTACCTGACCAATTTGTGTTGCGAAAAAGTCCAAGAAACTCATTTAAACTATTTGTGGCAATTGCAGCAGGCGCATAAGGTGTAAAACCATTTTGCTGCGCAACTCTAATTCTATTAGTTCCGTTATAATCTTCATCAGCTATAGAAATATGACCGGCAGGATTTCCTGGTGTACCGTCAAAAACTAATACATCACCACGTTTAATATTTGCTTTACCTGTAAGTGATACAAACGGTTTACGCGAATTGACAACACGAGATATATTCCAACAATCTTTAGCCGTACCACCACCAATCTTTGTAACTAGAATCAATCCGTATTGATGATAGAGCAAAGCACAATAATCCCAACATTGATTACCAAAAGCATAATCAACGTTATAACCGTTCCCAAGTGTGGCGTTACGGAATTCGTCATACGTCGCGTGCGGTACAGTAACGTAGCCGTTATATTGAGCCATTATTTAATCCTTATTTGCTGATTTGGATAAATTAAATCTGGATTTGGAATCTGTGGATTTAAAGCAATAATTTGTGCAAGTGTCAGGCCATATCGCTGGCTAATCGCCCAAAGACTATCACCAGATTGAACTGTATAATATTCTTCTTTTGGCTGTGGCTTCGGAGTCGGCTTTGGAGCTGGTTTAGATTCGCCTTTGCTACTGGCATATGCTCGCCAAGCTTTAGCATCGCCAAAAAACTCGTCTTTATCTAGTGGAACTGAAGTATATTGATGCATAGCAATAACACCCCAATAGCCAACATCAGGACAACCATGGTTAGTACCATCATTATTACCATAATTAGCAACCCAAAGGCCATAATCACCTGCGACAACGCTCGACCAATCATGTTCGAATGTTACCGAACTAGACATATAGATTAATGGCTTAACACCTGTCAATTCTTTAACTTTATCGAGCCATCGCTTAGCCCACGCTGTATCCCATTTATTTGGTGATTCCCAGTCGAGTACTAAAATAGCTTCACCGATATATCCTCTGATATTATTCACGAAAAATTCAGCTTCAACTTCTGCGCTATTCCATTCAGGACGCGCAAAATGATATACACCAAGTAGCTTACCTGCAGCCTTATTCATTTGGTATTTTGGATCACAAGTCGGATCGACATAACCCGTACCTTCAGTTGCCTTACAGATGATAAAATCACCCTCTGTTATTTGATTTGGTTGCCAGTTAGACTGGTCTGTACCGTATAGGCTCATAATCACTCCTTATGAGTTTAAGTTAATAATAAATGGCACAATACCTGTAATAGTATGAATACTTAACGCCTGCGACGTTGGATTCATAATTACAATATCGCCATTAGTTTGAACAGCTAAAACAGCTACACCAGCATCAGTAAATACTGCATTTAACATATCGTATTTAATCAAGAAATCTTGGATGTTATAAATAGTGAAACTACCTGAACCAGCTAAACTTAAATTACCTGATAAATTAACTTGTATATAGCCACACAGGCCAATACCAACGGCTTTAATATTGCCACCAGTCCAAACAGATGGATCAATATCACCATAGCCAACTGATATATCAGTTTCAGTAGATAGCGAAGTAACCAGAGATTGCATCTGCAAGAATGACTGATTCATAGTAGCCATATCGCCTTGCAGGCTCGTTACATTGGTATTTAGAGTAGAAACAGTAGATTGAAGCGTTGTGATATTTGAGGTGTTAGTGGAGATATTTGAGGTATTAGTACTTACGTCACTTTGCAATTCTGTTAAAGTTGCATCAGTAGCTGATAGAGATGTATTTAAATCATCAACACCTTCAGATAATGATGTAATTGAATTATTGATAGAACTAATAGAAGATTCAAGTGTGTTTAGTGTGCTTGATAAGTTATTTATAGAATTATTTATCACTTTATTTTGTACTGGATTTGCTGAACTACTAGACAAAGTTGTATCAACATACACACCACCTAAAACATTATTGGTGGCTTGCGGTAAAGTATAAGAGCCTTGAACGGCATTTAGAGTACCATCAGTTTCAACTGTTAGATTCTCACCAACCTTAATACCACCAAGACGCGTTGCAGTGGCCGTCGGCAGTACGTATTCACTTTGCTGCGACGTTTCATCTATTTCGATAGAAGGTTCATCGATTTCGATATCTATATTATTCATTTGTAACCTCAGGTATCATTTTAGTTACTAATAGTTTGCCTTCAGCTAATGGAATGTTATTGCCGCCAATTACAGCGACTAGACCCCAAATGTAATTTAGAGGTTCGAATTTAGCTGTTTCATCATCAGCGATTGCAATTCGATATTTATTCGTATCCACACTTATAATTTCACCTGCTTCTAGGGTTTTCTGCATTACTGGTTCTTCGTCCTCGATATTCTTTTTAAAAGCGAATAGAAGATCAGTAGGCGTTACGTCTTCTTTAAAAGTAACGGTAAAAGAGAAATATCCATTTTGTTTAGTTACAAAATTCTTAGTTACCATGATTTGCTCCAAGGTAATCGTTCATATGCTTTGCGACATCATCAGGATCATAGCCTAATGAGATAAGCTTATAGATTCTATCAGTACCGCGTCCGAATGCACCCATACGTACTTGATTAAGGAATTCTTCGCTATATTTTGGTTCAGGCTTTTTTGCTTGTTTTGGTTGCACTGGTTTTGCTGGTTGTGCTTCCACCTTCTTTTTTCTTGGCATTTTGGTTACTCTCCTTTCTGAGTTCTTTAATTGCACGCTTTAGGACTTGAGGGATAGGCACTCCGACTTGACCTAGATTTTCGATAATGCTTAATCCTTCATTGGATACAAAGTAATAGATTACTAGAGTTCTGAGCACTCCACCGCTATTGGTTAGTTCGTCGATTCGGACTGATACGGCTACGAGGACAAGGACGAGGATTTTCTTTAGGATACCTTTGAAACCTTGCTTGCTCGAGGCTTCGCCTGCGATGCAAGCTGCGGTTAGACCTGTTATGTAGTCGAGTACGATAAAAATTAATAAGGCAGTCATAGCGGCATCAATCCCACCTAGAAGATAAACTACGATATCTAGGAAAGCTGCGATTACGAAGTTTATAAATTCTTTCATAATTTTATTATAGCAATAAAAAACCAAGTAGGTTAGTACTTGGTTCTTTATGTAAGATTAGGCGGGCAGTAAATAATTATTTATTACTGCAATGTGATTATAGCATAGTGAATTAATGTCG